CACAATCGTGCGCAAACTGAGTTTGAGATAGGGGTAGTCAAAATTTTACGGAAGCGTGATACGCAGGCTGATGCGTTTTTAAAGGCAAGGTCAAAGTTCAGCACCGATACGCTTCCACCATTTTTAAAAAAGGACAAGACATGAAATTAAAAATTGAATATAAAAAAATTGATGAATTAATTCCATACATCAATAACAGCCGGACACACAGCACCGAACAAGTGCAACAGATTGCCGCAAGCATAAAAGAGTTTGGTTGGACTAACCCGTTGTTGCTTGATGGTGAAAATGGAATCATTGCCGGTCATGGCAGAATGCAAGCGGCAAAGTTACTTGGCGAAAAAGAAGTGCCAACCATTCAACTTGATGGCTTAACTGAAATGCAAAAGAAAGCCTACATTATTGCCGATAATAAGTTGGCATTGAACGCAGGCTGGGATGAAGAATTGCTTGGCGTTGAATTGATGGATTTACAAGACGCTGGGTTTGACATAGACATCATTGGTTTTAATCAAAACGAACTAAAAAAGTTTAGCGACCCTGATTTAGAAGAAGGTCTGACTGAAGAAGATGAAGTCCCCGAAACACCCGTTGAAGCCAAAACAAAACATGGTGATTTATATTTATTGGGCGAACACAGATTGCTTTGTGGTGACAGCACAAAAGAAGCCGATGTTAAACGACTGCTAAAACCATTTCACGATGTGACTATGCATTGCATTAGCGACCCACCATACGGAATTGCATACGACCCAAAATCATATAAATACGGCATGATTAAAAATGACGATGTGTTTTTGGATTACATTGGGCTTGCCAAAAAATATACAAACGGCTTCTTTTTTATGTGGACATCATATCAAGTAGTAGATGAATGGATAAAAAGAATTAAAGAAGAATTTGACAAAATAACAAATCTTATTGTTTGGCACAAAGGCGGCGGCGGTATGGGCGACTGCCTTAAAACATTGGCAACCGACTTTGAAATGGCATTGGTTGTTAATCGCGGAAATGAAATTCAGACCGGCAGAATTGGAACAATGTGGGAATATCAAGGTGACGCACAAAAACAATATATTAATAAAGTTAAAAAAGAAGAATTGGTTACTATCTTAGAAAAGATGATTGACGGACAAACTGTTTGGAAAGTTAGTAAAGACAATACATCTTCATACATGCACCCAACGCAAAAACCCGTAGAAGTAAATCAAAAAGCATTGCAATACTTTACAAAAAAGAACGATGTCGTTGTTGATTTGTTTTTAGGTTCAGGCAGTAATTTAATTGCATGCCAAACAATGGGTAGAATAATGGCAGGCATGGAATTAGACCCTAAATACTGCGATGTGATTGTTCAACGATGGGAAGAATTTACTGGTAAAAAAGCGGAATTGCTGAAAGAATGAAATGGATAATACTTTTGCTTGCCGCAATAGCAGATATAGTTTTAATTATTAATGTTATACATCATTGGTAGGATTAGCCATGTCAAATAAATTGCCACCGGAGTTGCACATTGTTCGCGGCACTAAAGGAATGAATCAGGGTTCGGTATTGCCTGAAAGTGTCCGCAAGCGCATACCGTTTTCAGAATGGATTGATAGCCCTGACGATTGGGATGAAAAACGATTTATTCGGGAAACATCAGATTTTCTTTGGGAAACATACGGCATAGGTGCAGAACAGCACCGCCATATCTTGCAAATGCTTGCCGACCAAATGACAATGTATATAAGATGCAAAAAAGGTATTAGAACAAACGGCATTGTAACAACATTTAATAACGGCAAAACGATGGGCGCAAATCCTTATGTTAGCGTTATGAAAGACTCGCTTGGAAAGATTGTAGTCTTGATGAATGAGTTAGGATTAACTCCTAAAAGCCAATTTGATAGAAAAGGCACATCAAGCGACACAACTTATGGCAGTTTATTAGCAGGCGTTAAAGTAACCAAAAAATGAAACATCCAAATAAAAAATATGAAAAAATAAGAAAAGAATATGCTTGGGCTTTAATGTCGCGCAAACGAATGGCTGTTAAATCATGTTTTGATTGGTGGCTTATAGACAATAATTCAACGCCTGTTGGATTAAATGTGACTTCATTGACTGACGCTTTGAAAAAAATATGAAATTAGAAGATGGTATTTTTTATGCAATAGATGTAGTTAAAGGCAATTTGACTGTATGCAATAAAGTTAAACTTGCCTGTCAACGATTCTTAAATCAACTTGAAGATAAGCATTGGGAATATGAATTTGTTGCTGAATATGTAGACCATGTGCTGGAATTCTTTGCAACGCTTAAACACACAAAAGGTGCGGATGCCGGTAAGCCGTTAATCCTTGAACCGTTTCAAATCTTTGCTATTTGTGCCATCTATGGTTTCCGTAGTAAAAAAGACCATGAAAAACGGATGGTGACTGATGTCATTATTTTTATTCCACGCAAGGCAGGCAAATCAACATTCACTGCAGGCATAAGCCTTTACGAATTACAGTTTGGCGAAGCCGGTGCTGAAGTGTTTACATTGGCAACCAACCGCGAACAAGCAACCATTGTGTTTGATGCCGCTAAAGGTTTTGTGGAAAATATGCCTTCCGAAGTAAAAAATGTGTTTGATGTAAGTAAATACGAGATTAAAAAAGCAAATGATTTGCAATCTATGTTCAAAGCCTTGTCGCGCGACAATAAAAAATCAGGCGATGGTAAGAACGCTAGTTGCGCTATAGTAGATGAAGCCGCTCAAATTGTTGATAGGAACAGTATTGAAGTTATCCATTCAGGCATGGTTGCGCGGCGCAATCCCCTGAGAATATACATTACGACTGCTTCATTTTCAAAGGACACAAAGTTCTATGAAGACATGCAAATGTTTGAAGCCATGCTAAATGGCGAAGCGGCTGATAATCCCCGTTGGTTTGGTTTATTATACGGGCTTGACCCACAAGACGATTGGCGTGACCCAACAACATGGGCAAAGGCTAACCCTATGCACGGCATTAGCATTTATCAAGACGCTATTGCTGAACGGTGCGAACAAGCAAAATTAAAACCTGCCGCATTGAATGAATTTTTATGCAAAACCCTTAATGTTTATGTATCAGCCAATAGCGCATGGCTTGACCGTCAGTATTGGGATAACAGCGTTGGTGAAAACAAAGGCGAACCGGAATCGGTGTTTATAGGGTTTGACCTTGCCGCAACGCGCGACCTGAACGCGGTCTGCACGCTTAAACGATACAGCAATGAAGATTATTGTGCAGAATTTAAGTTTTTCTTGCCTGAAGATGGATTGGCTTTAGTGCCTACACATTACCGTGATATATTTGACCAAGCCGTTCGGTCAGGCATATTGCACATAACAGAGGGCAATGTTATGGATGACCGCGAAATAAGCGATTATATAAAAAGTCAAGCGACACTTTACAATGTGAAAGAAGTTGGCTATGATGCTTATAACGCCGCATCTTTAATTGCGCGTTTACACGATGCTGGCATACCTGTTAAAAAGGTTGGGCAAGGAATGGCGGTTTTAAGTAACCCATCTAAGCACATAGAAAAACTGGTAATGTCGCAATTCATAAGACACGATGGCAACCCATTTGTAGGTTGGCAGTTAGGCAACTGCGAAGTTTATGAAGATGTAAACGGGAATATCAAGGTGCGTAAGAACGAAGCGGATAAATCAGCAAAGGTTGATGGCATTATTGCCCTGATTATCGCAATGCATTGTTCACTTGATAATCCTTTGGCTTCATCTTCATACGGTTTCCGTAGTTTATAAGGGATTAACATGGCAATTCTAGATATATTCAAAAGAAAACCGCAGACAAACGCCAACGAAAGCAATACGCTTTTTGGGCAAACAGCCCTTGGTAACAACATCATTCGCAACGCAGGTGCGAAACAATACGCATCATCTAGCCAATTATTATATGTAACAACATCAAGTGCCAATGAAGCCGGCCGCTTGGTGGATATGTCGGTTTTAAGCCGCAATTCAACCATTATGTCTTGCGTAGGCGTTAAAGCACGCGCACTTGCACAATTACCCATTAAGATCATGGCCACAACCGATGATGGTTCATTAGTTGATGCCTGTTTAAGCAATAAAGTTTCAGCACGCGATAAAGCCAAAGCAAAATCGGTTCTAGCCTTATTGCAAGCACCTAATAATTTTCAAAGCCAATACGAATTTTGGTATCAATTCTGCATGTGGCTAGATCTATCGGGCGAAGTGTTTACTGTTCTATGGCGTAAAGACCAAGATAACAGCCAACAAACGCCTTTGGAAATGTATGTGTTGGATTCAACGCTTATTAGCGCGACAATAACCCCAACACGATACCCAACTTACAGGCTTTCAACGCCATCATACGGTTTTAGTAAAGATGCGCCATTGCAAGCCCATCAAGTTATGCACCTAAAGGAAGCGGCTTGGCAAGGTTCAGCAGGTTTCAACAAAGGTATATTGGCCGTTGAATTAGTTTCGCTAGATCAAGATATTGATTTATACGCTAACTTTATAATGACCAATGGCGCAAAGCCAAGCGGAATGTTTGTAACGGATCAAGTGATTCCCGACACAAAATACAAGGAAATTGCGGCACGCTTGAAAGAGGCATGGTCAAGCATGACAGGTTCACGCCCAACCGATTTAAGCAAGCCTGGCCAATCCATGTTGCTTGATAACGGCATGAAATACTTGCCGATTGATATGCTTAACCTGCAAGATGCCGATTGCGCTAACCTTAAAATGCAAACAATGAAGCGTATTTGCGGTTTGTTTGGCGTTCCTGTTGCAATGCTATCTATTGAAGATGGCAAATTTAACAACAGTCAAACAATGCTTGATGAATTTTACAAATCAACAATTTTCCCGATGTTGGTAAACATTCAGCAAAAACTGAAACAAAGTTTGTTGCAAGGTTATCCAAACCTATGCGTTGAATTTCAAACTGAATCGTTTTTAAGCGGTGCGCCGCTTGATCAAATGAATTATGTGGTAGCAGGTGTCAATAACGGTATATTAACGCCTAACGAAGCGCGTGCATACCTTGGCAGGGCTGAAATTGAGGGCGCAAATGCGTTAAAAGATACAGGCAAGCCAACAACACCTATTGCAGGCAGTTCTAATCAAGACACAGGCGGCGGTGGCAACACATCTAGTGTTGGCAAAACTGGCCAGGCAGGTAAAGCATAATGACAAAAAAAGAGTTGAAAGAATTAAGATTATTATTATTAACCGTTCAAATGAAACAAGCGGCAGACAAGCGCGTTACAAAGCCGTTTAAAACAAACGGTATGAAAAACAAAGGGGTTATTATTCATGGCTAAAGATGTTAAGTTTTTTTATGAAAGCGAAGTTGCTTTAGGCGTGAGTGCCGATGAAGCCGAAATGTGCGGAACGATTGAAGCCGTTTTGACAACATGGGGCGCACGCGAGGGCGCAGACGGTAGGCGTTTTAATTATCAACCTGAAGCGTTTAAGGAATGGGCGGCAGGCTACGCTGAAATGGGCAAACCGTTGCCAATGTATTTTCAACATAACGATGAATCCTTGCCTGTTGGCGAGTGGACTATGTTTGAATTTGATGATGTAGGCATGACGGGCAAAGGTCGCTTGTTCACCAATACAACTATTGGCAAAGACCTATATACAATTATGAAAGAATCGCCAAACATGGTTGGTGGTGTTTCAGTTGGTGCATACGCCGATGAATATCAAATGGTAAACGCTAATAACGAAGTTATAAACCCACAAGACCCTGCTTATGATGAGGGTTATTTCCAAATCACTAAAGGTGGATTGCGTGAAGTGTCTATTGTTATGCACCCAAACAATCCTGAAGCCAATATAAACAAACTTGAAAATGTTTATCGTGCTGACGGAACAATTAACCTAAAAGAAGTAGAATCTGTCTTGCGTGATGCAGGATTGACAAAGATGCACGCAACCGCCGCATCTAGCATTTTCAACAAAGTAATTAAACTGCGTGATGCAGGTAATGAAACCGTTGAAACGCCACCAAATTTGAGTGAATCAGACGCGGCGGTTAATCAAGCGATTCTAGCCGAATTAAACAAGCGTGAATTGCTTAAACAACTTAATAAACGAATCAAAGGATAAAATCATGTCAGTAGAAATTATTGAAAAGTTAGATGCTATTGAAGCCAACAATGTGGCTGAAATTGCAAAAGTAACTGAAGCCGTTACTGCAAAAGTTGATGCAGTTGAAGCATCTTTTTCTGAAAAAGTAGCGGCTTTAGAAGCAAAAGTGGCTTCTATTAACCCTGCACCATCAATCATCAAAATTGAAAAAACAATTCGTGGTGATGTAAACAAAATGGTTAAAGAACAACTTGCCAAATTCCAAAAAAGCGATGCTCGCGTTCAAACTGAATTAAAAATGTTTGAAGATGAAAGCCAATATGCGGCTTACATGAAAGAGGCTTCAGCATTGACTGGTGGCGGTAACAACCAAGGTGGTCGCACATCCTATGATCCAGTATTTGCGGCATTGCGTCTTGCTAACCCTTTGCGTGGCATTTGCCGCACAGTAGCAACTGACGGTTCTTCATATCAATTCCGTGTTAAGACTGGCAATGCAGGCGCACAATGGGGTTATGCTATACAGTCAAACGGCGCGGCTACAACTGAAGATACAAGCATTTGGCAAATCGTTTTAAAAGATGTCAATGTTTCATTCCCGATCAGAACAGCCGCTTTGGATGACATTGATGGTTTAGAAGCCAATGTTGTTGATGATATGCTTGCCGAGTTTGCACAAACTGAAGCGCAATCAATGATTTCAAACAACGACCAAACAGGTTCAGGCACAACAGTTTCAACTGGTGGTGCTGACGGTTTGCGCGGTTTAGATCAATATGCAGGTGCTAATTCAACATACACAGGCGGCACTTGTTCAACAGCCGCATTTGGTTCTTCAGGCACAGGTTCAGCAACAGGTTTACACTCACTTGCTACTTATGACCAATTGACAACCAACGGCAATACTGTTGGCGCAAACAACATCGTTTATAAAGATGTGATCAACTTTATCTACGCTTTGCCACAACAATACTGGACAGAATCAGCAAAATTTGTTGTTTCACCAATCTTGTTACAAGCAATCCGTGGTTTGGTAGATTCACAAGGTCGCCCAATCTATGTTGATGGTCTTGCACGCAATGACGGCATTGTTGGTTCATTGTTAGGTTTTGATGTTGTTGTTAATAAATACTTAGACACACCATCACAAACTGCAACTGGCGCGGCAGGCACAGTTAGCAAATATCCAATGTTCTTTGGTGATTGGGATAAGTTCTACACAATCATTGATCGTTTGAACATGGTATTACGCCGCTATGACCAAACAGCCCCAGGATTTATAACATTTTTCGGTGAAAAACGACTAGCAACATCTGTTCGCGATCCGTTCGCAGGTGTTCGTTACCGTTCAACAGGCACAGCAAACGCCTAATACGGGTTAGGGATGGTGGCAAAAGTTGCCATCCCTTTTTTTTACCTAAAGGACATACCAAAATGAAAATCGCTGAAAGAGTTTTAGATGGCATTAAAACCGCCTTAATTGATGGTGAAGCCACCGTTAATTTAAAAGTAGATGAAGCAAGCGCGATTACTGGAAGCGGTTCAAATGTTGGTGGTCGCACCTATTTTGACGATGCTTTTGCCGCCGCGCGTTATGCCAACCCATTCCGTATGGGCGCACGACAAATAACAGCAATGGAATCAGACATACAATTTGTTGCTAAAACGGGTAATGCCGCCGATGCAACAGACCCTTGGGGTTACGCAGTTAATCCTAATAGCGGTTCACCTAATATAGACACAAGCATTTGGCAGTTGCCAATGCGTGCAATTTCAGCACAGTTGCCAATCCGAAGCGCGGTTTTAAGCGATGTAAACGGTTTGGAATTGGAAATTGTTGAAGATTTAGCCTTTGAGTTCAGTCAAATTGAAGCCGCATCAATGGCGGTCAATGATGATCAATCAGGTTCAACAACCACCGTAACAGGCGCAGAAAATGGCTTGCGTGGTTTAACATCTTATACAACTAGCACATCCGCCGCCGCATTTGGCACTAGCGGAACGGCTATAACTAACGGCATACACACAGTTTTGACCGTTGAAGCAAGTGTAACAACACCAACTTATGACAGCATTGCCAATATCGCAAGCGCGTTGCCTGCACAGTATTGGTCAATGCCAACAACAGCATGGCACATTCACCCAACTTTAATTGCGTCTTTACGCAAATTAAAAAGTTCAACAGGTGGTTCGCCAATGTTTATTGAAGCAGGTAATGAAGATGGTGCGGCAGTTGGTTTTATGTTTGGTTTCCCTGTTATCCCTAATCCTTATTTGGATGCACCTGCGGTTGGCGCAATCCCATTAGTGTTAGCAAATTGGGATAGATTCTTAACTATTGCCGATGCTGAAACAATGACAATTAAACGCTTTGATCAAACACAACCAGGTTTTGTTACCATATATGCTGAAATGCGTATGGCATCATCAATCCGCGATGTATTTGCAGGCGTTTACTTGAAAGGCGTTTAATCATGGCGGCGAACAACATTAGCGGTATGGTAAATCTTGCGCCAACGCGCAACCCATTTAACTATGATAAGGTTGTTCAAACAAGCCGCGATCTACAAACACAATGGCTAACCCTTGATGAAATTACCAATCAATTAAACTTGTTTGGCGATGAATCACAGGATAGTTATTTAAGTGATTTAGAAGTTGCGGTGCGGATGCACATTGAGGATTATTTAGGCTTACCAATTTTTAATCAGTCTTATACTGTTTACTATGGCGCATCGGCATTATATGGAACGCCATTAACATTGGATTTGCCTGAAGTTTCACAAAACGGCGTAACAATAAACAGCGTTAAGTATTATAGCGATGCAAGCCCACCTGTTTTAACAACAGTTGCGGCTAATTCATACTTTTATGATGTTACAGGTAACAAAGTCATTTTAAATGATTTGCCAACTGATCTAAATACATTTATGACATCGCCAGTTGTTTGCAATTACACAATCAATTCAAGCATA